CCCCGTTATTGGCGAGCGTATGATGCAAGATGAACTCGCATGGAGGCAGGTTCACGAAGACACACCCTCGTGCCCCTATGAGCCTCCCAGCAAATACAGCGGCGAACTGTGCGGAGCAGGCTTCACCTGCCCTGCACCGTGTCAAAAGTGGTATCAATTGCAGACGGCGCTCTCCATCGTGCAAGGCGCAGGGCGCGTCGTGCGTAGCCCCGACGATGTGGGCCACCTGTTCATCCTTGACGGTGGTTGGGCGCGATTCGCTCGGACCAGCGGGCACCTGCTTCCGTCTTGGTTCAAGGACAATGTGCAAGAGGCTCCACGATGGTTGAAACGACAGTTATAGACCGCATGTTTAATATAGGTGTGGTCTCAAGTGAGGGGCATGAACAACCCCCAACCCGACGAACCTCTTGGGGTCGTGGCCTTCCATGTCCCGACCGAAGCCCGACTGATTATGAAAGCCGTGTCCTACATGGTGATGATGAACGCTTCCATTCCAATGCAACACAACGCCTTGGCGCTTGCCTGCGGCGAGACTGACTACGCTCCCGTGATTGACCACCGACGGGGGTTGTTGGAGTGAACTGCCCCCTGTGCACCGACTCCGATGCTGAAATATGCAACGAGACCGTCTGCGAGGAGTGCAAGCACGACGCTACATGGTCGTGAAGGCTCAATAACCCGTGCCCCCATCGTTGAGGTATGGGCGACGAGAACGAACGCTTTCAGCGCATCGTGAGAGCGCCTGCTGACGACCCATTCATCATCACCCCTCCCAAGGTCCTGTTGGACGAAGCGGAGCGGCTGGGACAAGACCCACGGCGCCCGAGAACGGCTGTTGCACGCTGGGCCTCACGGATATGGGCTGACACACAACGAGAGCGAATCCGACGCACCCCTGCTCCTGCTATGAACTCCGTGCCGTCCGAGAAGGAACTCATGGAGCGCCCTGCTCACTATCCAACCGACTTCGGCCTTGGCCTCATCCCGTTCCCGAACGAGGTAGGTGGGTGGAAGTTGGACAAGACCGCAACAACATGCTACACGAGCCTCTCTGTTCCAAGACCGTTTGACCCTCACCTACACGGAGACTTAACTACTGAGACCGTCGGTTTGGGCTACGGCTATCACGGTCAATCACCCTTCCCCGACCGCTATGACATCGTGAACCGTCGTGGCGGTGGTCCTCGTGGTGGGTTTGCTTTCACATCGGGTCCAACCGAAGGAAACTACCCATCTACCATTCTGCCATCGCCAACCTTCAACCTCGGCGACCTCGGTTTCAGCGACGGTGGCTGGAATCCCGAAGGACTACAATACACCAACCGACCACGCCAAATGAAACTCGGAGGGCTTCGCAACGGCTGGCCTCACAGGGCGTTTTTCGTCCGCTCACGGCAGGTGTTCTTTCGCAACCTATACGGCCCAATAACCTCGGACGAGGCAACGCCACGAGCACCCACAGTCGTCATCAACGGCTCTACTCCAATTCACGGCATCCTCTCAGTCTCGGCTCGTCATGAACTCAACGCGCCCTGCCGAATCACGATTCGGATTTCATCGGTGGTCGGTCGGAGAGCAGGCGTCGCCAAAATCGGAGACACCGTTCAAGTCTATGCCGCTCCACGACGCTGGGCCAACCCACCACTAATCTTCACAGGCTTCGTCTCTGACCTTGAAGAGAACACAAACGAAGTGGTTCTAACCTGCCTTGACCCAATCGGGTTCCTCACCAACGAGCACATTCTCAACGACGAACTCCTCGTGAAAGGAGATGCCGCCTCGGTCATCAAGGGGATTATTGCTCAGTCGTCCTATGCACCCCCTATCGGGCGTATTAGCACCATCAGCAGGGTCTCCGTACCTTCGGGGCTGGCTCTCAAGGGCAAGACGCTTCTTGAGGCCGTACAGACCGTCCTCGGCTTCATCAATATCGCACCTACCCCCATGACCATTTATGCGGACGCCAAGGGCTACATTCATCTCCGTGAACTACCCGAGGTAGAAAACACCAACCTCACGCCACTCGTCGCAGGTCGGATGCCACGCACGGCGGTTCCACAAGACTTCTACCCGACCGGAGTTGAGAGGGTCAAGGGAGACCTTGACATATTCAATGTCATAACCGTGGAGAACCCGAGTGCAGGCGTCTCAATCACGGTCCCAGCCGAGACTGATGCTGATTATCCAAGACGACCCGTTCATCGTTTGGTCAAAGAGGACACGGTGTTGGACAACCGGCAAGCCGAGCAGTTCGCCCGCTTGATGTTGTCAAACAACGGACGGACTCAAGAGCAGTTCGTAGTGGAGGGACTGCCCGAGCGATTTGATGTGCGTGCTGGCGATGTCATGGAGTTCGCATCGGCGGCAGGTATTGCTGGACGCTACCGCATCTTCTCAGTAGGTTGGGAGTTCACACCCGAAGGGGCGCGTATGACGCTCACGGTGGGGCGTCAAAGTGCGAACCTCGTGGCGACCTTGCGGTTCGCTTCTCGGCTGTCCTTGTGAATGAAAAGGTGAGGCGCAGGGAGCGAGAACTTTGCCCTGTTGGGATTCTCGGTATGCGCCTCGGGGGCGAGCACAGGGAGCGAGAACTTGGCCCTGCACGGGATTCTCGGTATGTGCTCTAAGCATTCCCTCACCGCCTGTCCAACTCATCTCCCCACAGGTGTGTCTCAAACTGCGGTTCTTGGGCTGGCGGGTTCGGCTTGGGTCTGCTCTGATTAGTCCTATGGGCCACTCCTATATGAAGGTGTCGCTCAAAAGGGTTGGACCCCCGCCGACGGTTCACCTCTCTTCCCCCATGCACCAGCCCTTTATTTGGCCTTCACGGTGCACGGTTCGGGTGAGCGTGCGACGGGGTGGCCCCCAAGGGTTCCTTGTGCATGAAAGTGGAGATAGCGCCACCTCGCATCATCGTTGGTTTTTCACCTATCGCTAAACACATCGGTCCCTTAAGGGCCTGTCCTTGATTCCCCCCGACTCGCATCGGGAGGTGCTTCGGTCGGGGTTGTTGCCCCAACAATCTATCGTAGGGGTCTCCCCTATATTAAACTATCGGCCATCGGAACCTTTATATGAGTGTGGCCCCTCGGATGGAATACAAGGCCATGTGGGTGGAAGGCCCACCATCGCCCACCAGCGGCGACGAATGCGGGACCTCCCGCATATATGGCGGCAAAGACGCAACGCAACGGAAGAGGCAAACACCGCCAAACCGCAGAGGAGAGCACCGTGTCTTTGTCAATTAGGGGGTGTCGCACCCGACTGAAACATAGGCTCTGCGGCACCCCCGACCCCTTCTTAATTCAACAGGGTTTTCCCCAAAATCCGACATGAAGAAACACTCGGCATATAGGTTCTGAGCGTTCTCAAGGCCAAAAAACGCAAAAAGCCCCCATCATTAGCCCCCCTATGGGGGGCTACCCCTAATGATTGAATCCACTAACAACACTAACACACACACACAACAAACAAACTGTATGTATGAAAGAGGAGGGGGGTCGGTCTGCATCATTGTTAAGAGGGTGGGGGTGGGCTTGAGGTGAGCATGGCCCCCGATGTTGTCGTCCACCAATCCACCGAGTCGTCGTCCGACTTCCTGTTTGACGCCGCCGACATGCCTGTCCGATTGACCTTCCTGTCGTCCACAAAGGGACGCATGGAGTTCAGCGCTGAGGTGGACGGTGAACCCAAAGGCAAGGTCAATGTCCTGTCTCAGCACTCCATCGCTCGGCTTGCCAAAGCGTGCCTCAAGGACGATACTCTCAAAGAACAGTTCGTCGCAACGATGCTCAAGGCTGGCGTCATTCTACGAGAAGGCACCTATGTGGTTGCCACCATAGAAGACAAGACCACCGCTGAAATCACAGCGCTTGAGGGCGAGTCATCTACCTATGGCGAGATTGAGCCTGCGTCAATCGGCAAGTTCCTCGGCGAGCGATTCCTATTGGACCGAATCAACGAGATTCTACACAAGAGCCGTGAGACTCCATTCGTCGGCGATGATGCCAACCTGTTGCTCACCTTCCTCGTGTTCCTGTCCTGCAAGACGGACAACCCGCTCAACCTTGAGATGATTGGTCAGTCGGCAAGTGGGAAAACCTACATGACGCTAACCGCTCGCAACGGCTTTCCCAAGTCCATGATTATGGTTCTCGCTGGGGCCTCCAAGGAGGCGCTGAAATACGACTACGACGAGGTGGACGAGGACGGAAACTTCATCGTCAATGTGGACGGCCGTTGCATCGTTGTCTTGGAAAAGGACGAGTCATTCGCATTCATTCGCAAGATGAAGCCCATCATGTCGGGAGACGACACGGAACTCGTTTGGAAAACGCCCATCAAGAACGAGTTATCGGGTGAAATAGAGACGAGGGACTTCATCATCCGAGGTCGTCCATCGTTCATCACACTCACCACTCGCAACCCCAGCGAGCAGGAGCAAATCACTCGGCAACTCATCATGACTCCCGACACCACGGTTGAGAAGGTGAATGAGGTGGTCAAGAACGCTTTGCTGGCCAAGGCTCGCCCCGAGACCTTCAAGGTGCACCCCGACATCAAAATGCTTCAAGCGTCTATGCTCTCACTCAACCGCTATCGGGTTCGCAACATTTTCGCCCCGCTCATGGTGAACTTCTTCCCTGCTCGCAACGCTCAACACCAGCGGGACATCGGCAAGGTACTGTCCATCATTGACGCTGTGGCTCTGCTACATCAACACCAGCGTCCCGTGCAAAAGGACGAGAACGGAGACGAATACCTACTCGCTTCCATTGAGGATAATGTCATCGGACTCATGCTGTGCGACCTCGTTCTCCGAGCCAGCCTGTCGGGGGTTCCCGATGACACTTGGACCGTGTATCAGCAAATGACTGCCATGGAGGATGCAAAGCGTCCTCTCACCGAGGACAACATTCTCCAATGGCTGGGTATTCACGCCTTCACCATCAGCAAGAACGCACTCAAGGAGAAGCACCTTCCAACGCTTGAGGACGCTGGCCTCATTGAGGTCGCTCGTCGTGGCGGAGGGCGCGGTGGTGGCAAGAAATCATACCGCCTCGTCAAATCTCGCATCGGACTCATGGACGACTACGCCCTGTCTCCGTTGTTCGTTGAGGCGGCGGCCGCTAACCTTGGCGACCTTGTTCACGAGTTCGCAGACATTCTCGCCGAGGCTGAACCAGCCGAGCACATGTTCCCACTCAAGGCCAAGGACCAATCCCTTCTCCGCTCCATCGGTTGCCCGAGCAAGGAAGACTCCAAGGTGTGGCGCTCGTTGTTCCTGCCGTCCTACATGCGCCCTGCTGGACGCAATACACTCCTATGGGACATCGTAGGGAAGGACTCCAAACACCGTGATTCTCTATTCCAAGGCGATGCTTGGTTCAACGAAACAAGCGAAGCCACGAGCAAACTCACCAAGCGTCGTGAGGTCAAGGCGGCTATCAAAACTGCCTCGCAGTCCACCACTTTGGATAGCGATGACCTGTGGGAAGCGATGATGGATGCACACCTTTCTGGACTTGAAGACGATGTTTGACCTTCATATAGGTGGGGGGAGAAGTGGAGGATATGTCAGCAAAAAACCTGCCAGCCTCCGTGAAAAGCCGCCTACAACCCTTCATTGACAAGGGGATTCAAAACGGGATTTTCCAAGACGCACAACCTGTGATTGCCCTCTACCGCAAGAAAGCCAGCGAACTCCAAGACACCGTGAAAGAACTCGGTGGCATGAAGTCCAAGAACGCTCAAATGTTCGTGGCTAACTGCGTCATGACCGACCTCTCTGCCATGCTTCGGCAGAAGTCCTTCATGGTTCACCTTGATGTTTGGACCGTTGATTCCCGCATGACCCGCACCGGCCGAGCCATGGCCAATGTGTTCGGTCAAGTCATTGTTGAAGACGGCGACTCCACCATGGAAACCGCTCTGTTCAAGATGTCCCTTTGGGACGAGGACGCCGCACTTGCTGACGACCTCGTGGCTGGATGCAACTACAACGCATCCGTTTCGTGCCGCAACCTTGACGCAGAGGTCTTGGACCTCCGCCCACTCTCTGGCATGACCACCTTCACCGAAGAGGAATACGAACACGGCGACCGTGCTCAAGTCCTCAAGGACACCTACGACACCACGCCGATTGCCGAGTTGGAGAACGACATCTCCCGCAACCGCAACGACTACCGCATGGTTCAAGCAACGGTCTCCTACGCTGGCGTACAGACCTCCAAGACCGGCAACACCTTCGGGAAAATGCTACTCAAGGACGAGTCCACGATGACCATTGAGGCCATTGAAACAGGCGAGGGCTTGATGCTCAACGCCCTGTGCGACACCACCACCGCCAACCGCTTCGGCAAATACAGCGAGGTGCTTGCTCTCATCACCACTTCCATGTCCGAGCAATACGGACTCTCGGCCACCATTGAGTGTGCTGTGGGTCTTGTTGTGATTGCACCGCCCAAGGTTGAGGCTCCCAAGTCGGGAGACGAGGCCGAGGACAACGCATCGGACTACTTCAACAACGCTCCAACCATTGACCTTGACGACGACGAGGACGCATCGGAAGAGACCACGCAAGGCGAAGGACTGCCCGAAACTGAAAGCGAAGCCGAGGAGGCCGTTGAGTCTCCGCAGGCAGAAACCTCAGACGGGCCACAGGCCAAAGCCGACGGCGAGGGCTGGACCGAAGGCTCCGACGACGACGAATGGGACGATGATTGGGACTGAGGCAGAGCACGCTTCACCTTTTGCTCTGAAAAGCACAGCGTCGGCTACCCGTGAGGGCGCCGTGGGGGTTCCACCCTTTTCATCGCTGAGCGTTCCTCACCCACTTTCTCTTTGGGGCGGGGGTTTCGGGGGTTTCCCCCGTCCCTCCCATCATTATTGAGCGATGGCTTAATATAGGAGTGCACGCTACCACTATTCATGGCGAACAACCCAACCACCATCTTGCCGATGATACGACTTTCCCGTGAGGCTTCCAGCCTTGAAATCAAATGCCAATGTGGCGGTGTGATTCGCTGGGATGGCTCCTCCGATGTCCGCATCATCCGAGACATGACGCTCGCTGACTACGGCGGCGTGTGCGACGGATGTGGCTGGGAAGGTCGTTTGATGACAGCAGATGCCCGAGACAGCGACACCGAATGGTCCATTGACTACGACCCCGAAGGCATCTCCGCATTCTATCACTTGGAATCTGCGTGAGTGCCTTAAATAGGTGGGGAGTGAACACTTCTACATGGCACGCAAGAAGAAAGCACAAGCATATGCAGACCTCATCGCTTCCTGTGATACAGGAGAAGAAATGATTCGCCGACGACCTCGGCACATGAAAGTTCAAGGATTCAGCGGGTCGGGCAAGTCCACATTCGCTCTCACATTCTTTGCTCATCACGCCGCTCAAGTGGCTCCCGAAGCCGCTCTCATGTGCATCA